AAGGTCGCGTAGGTCGGTCAAGTATTTCTATGAATGGTTGGGCTACACATGGGGAGAGCATATAGAAGAATGGATGGATATTTACGGCGACCGGAAAGGCGCGGAAGTTCATAGGGTCTGTGTGATTGCACCAAGAGGCCATAGTAAATCCACTACTCTTAGAGTAAAACTACTTCATCAATGTCTTTTTGAAAGGTGGAATAATGATAGACCCTTTACCTGCTGGCTTATATCTGCGAGTAAGGACACGGCAATTCGTCGTCTGCAAGAAATAAGGGATGACCTAAAACGACACCCGCAGTTATCACGATACCTTGACCCGAAGAAGGGTAATAAAACTGAGATTCACTTTACAAATGGCGCATGGATTATGGCTACATCTGTTGGGTCTGCGATTCGTGGGGAGCATCCTGCGTGCGTAGCATTTGATGATGTGTTGGTTGATTCAGACGAGATGAACCCAAAGGTTCTGCAACAATGGTTTAGAAAGGCTATCACACCTATGCTCGACCCGAACTCATCTCTCTATGTTGTCGGCACGCCAATGTCTATGACTGATTTATACCACACGGAAATGCTTGAGAATCCCACATGGAAAACAGGCATTTGGTCTGCGATTAAAAACTATGACGAATGGAAAGCGTCTGATGGTGAAGTCAATGCTATTCCATTATGGCCCGAACATCGTAGCATTAACTATCTTATGGAGCAAAGACAGGCAATCGGTGATTTGGAGTTCGCACAGGAGTTCTTATGCCGCGTGGTTGATGACGACTCATCCGTTTTCCCAAACAATCTCATTCGTAAGAATCTTGATTTAAATATCACACTACAAACTGAGGTTATACCTAACAATAGATACATCGTAGGATTTGACCCGTCGCAAGGATTGGGGCAAGACTACACAGTTATTATTGTTCTTAGACAGGACGAGCAAGGCTTCGTGCATTTCGTAAATATGTGGAGGCGTAATGACTTCCCACCGGATAAGCAAGCGGATATGTTGATAGAAATATGTAAGAGATACTCAGCACCGGTGGCTGCCGAAGATGTAGGATTCCAGCAATTATATGATACGCTGATACAACAGAAAGGCTCAGTCTTAGATTATCGAGCAAGCAAGGTTAGCAACAGAACTCTTAAGCAAGGACTTCTTAACAGATTGCGCGTTTGGTTTGAACGCGAATTAGTGTGCTTCCCCTACGGCAACGACGAGACACGAAGAACGGTCGAGATTATTCTTGAAGAACTTTCAACACACGCATGGCGTGATGGTGTTATCACAGATTTAGGACGACACAACGACACAGTAATGGCGTTTGCACACGCCATAGACCAATTTACCTATCAGATACCGGATATGCCCGTAGTGATGAAAACACTAAGTGGCGGAGAATGGATGGGAGGCAAGACAAAAGGCCTACCACGCGAAAGGTCCGGTGTCGGCGGTAAAGTAATTAACAGGAGAGGATTTTAAGTGGCCGGACCATTACCGAGAAAAAAAATGTATAAGAAACTAATAGAAGAACTTGTTGAAGAAGGATTCTTCGATAGGTGGAGAGCAACAAACGAAGTTTGCGACGCTATCAATCGTGATATGCCCCTGCGCTGGACACCAATGAACCATAGTAGCGTGTATCGTTACATGAGAAAATACGCTATGGAAGAAAGGTACTATTGGAATAACTCAGTTAAGAGCATGATGCGCGAATGGAAAAAAGTTTGAAAAAAATTTTCAAAAATTTACTCAAAAATTGCGTGAGGTGGTGGGCGACCGCCCTGTCGGGTAAGAGAGGGCTTTTGGCGACCCCTACCGAAGCATTTAAGTCAGATGATGATGAGGGTCATTTGTCCCTCACAAGGGGGCGTGGGAGGGTAGTAATACCCTATGACCGCAGGGGTCCCAAGAGGGGCCAACAGGCCGAACCATGTAAAAAGTGCTGAATAGGTCCCGTGCGAGCGAAAGCGTAAAGTGCGGTGAAGACTTGTAAAAAGTAAGACAAGATGCAATTTGAGGATTGCTATCACTTGGGCTTTGATACGAGACTAAAATAAATGAACGATGAGAAAAATGGAGGTAAAATATGGACAAACTATTAGTTCGGATAATAACTGACGAGTGGGTCTTTGAGGAGTGGGTTTTAGAATGACCTACTGCTATTACGAAGAAGACACCCGTGAGTATGTAGCCGTCTGTGCAGGTTGCTCAAAGGAGATGGAGTTTGAAACACCATTTGCTATGGGTAACTTCTCAGATTGTTACTGTTGGGAATGTAACCCTTACGATTAAGATTACAATCCTAACGACGGAATGACGCAAAGTTCTGAGGGGGGGTGCTGCAACACCCCGCCTCAGTCCTAACTGAACAATAGGGGGTCAATGGTTGGCCGAATCAACTAAGGGGTGGTTCCCTTACCAATATTACCTCGCTTATGCGAGGTGGTTGCGGCGAACAATCATTGACCCCATAACACACATAATACACACACAGGAGGTGATAGTGTATGAGTTCTGATAGACCGGATGGCTGGACAAAGGCCATGTGGGAATCACCTTTCATGGAGAACTTGAGGCGAGAAGCCGAGATTCTTAGTGAGGGTGGTCAGATTATGACTGTGAATGGTGCTTCTATGGGACAGGCTACATGGAATCTTATAATTTCCAAAAGGGATTTATCCCTATGGACAAAGATGAAGATGAAGCCAACCCGTAGTTGGAAGGTCAGCGATGTTAAGTGGTACTTCGGTATCACCGGAAACGGCGACAATCTAATGAGCAACTTCATGGTTATTTACGACGCAATAATTCCAGCAAAGGAATGAGCGATTTCTGACTGACGGAATGACGCAAACATTCGGCGGGGTGGCTTCGGCCACCTCGTCGTCTTAATCGAACAATTATCTTTAATCATATAGGAGGTGATAAGGAATGAGTGCTATGAAAGTATATGTGAAGGCGAAATCGAAGAACGACATTAACGCACGCTTAGATGCGGGCGAGACTGTTACGGGTAGGAATTACTCAATCTTCGGTGACGGCGGGGATTACGACCTTGATGGTTGGCTCCCTGCGGGAACAATAATCTGCACATATACCAAACTCGGTTCAGACGGATATTCACCCGTCGGCCGATATTGGTACAAATGGAACGGAAGTCGTTGCGAGTAATTGCAGCAACTTTCTGACCAACGCAAACATTTGAGGGGGGGCTTCGGCCCCTCCTCATCTTACTCTAAGTGATTATGTGTATCACACAAATGGAGGTGATAAAGCATGAGAAAAACTGATTGTGAATGTGAGTATAGTAGCGGTGAACTAATCTTAGATTGGGGAGTCGCTATTGCGGACTGTGTGAAGTGCGGCTTGAGAGTCGTAATGAACGCAGACCCATACGACCGTTCCAATATTTATGAAGGCGTGAGAGTCTTAGTTTGTACCGCGTGTAGGTTGCCGTTGTATGACGATAACCCGAATGGTGCAAATGAAGTCTGTTCCGGCTTCTGTTATGACGAAGAAGAATGAAAGCCCAAGTCCTCGCCCCTTTCGGGGGGCGGGGCACCTTAATATCATCAAGGAGGTGATAATAGATGAACGAAAACGAATTAGCGTATATTGGTCGAACCATTGTAACTTTCAAGTGGGAGAATACAATCGGAGAACATTACACCGGTCAAGGTCCTGCTCATTTCGTGGCTCATGTTTGGAAACAACATCCCGATGTGAGAAGAATATACGATATACGAATTAAGCAAACCAAACACGACAGGGACGCTGAGAGATATTACCAAGCACAACGATGAAAACCCAAGACCTCTCCCCCCGATAAGGGGGGCGGGGCACATTTCAAACTCCCCCGATAAGGGAAAGGAGGTGAGAAACATAGAGAAAATGGAACGATATACAGACGAAAACGGTGTAACATGGCGACTGTATTACGATTTAAAATCGGTTTGTGCAGACCGCAACCATTCATGGGAAGTAACAACAGAATGGGATTGGGACGAGATAGAGCCCGGTCTTGAGGTTAAAAATTACTTCCCCTGTTGGACTTGTCGTAATTGTTCGGCCTACCAAGAGCCGGACACGCACCATGATTGGGATTTACTATATCCTGAATACTGAAAAAGCAAGTCCTCGCCCCCCGAAAGGGGGGTGGGGCACCTATTTTTTTCTTTTAATTATTAACAATAACATTAGTATTGTATAAGCAAAAAGCACAAAATCGTTAAAATCCAAAAAAACCAAAAAATTAGGGTGGGTGGGTACCCCACTAAATGCAATTTTTACACCTGCTTCCAAAAAGTTACTTACTGTGGGTGGGTGGGGGGTAGTGCAAAAAACGCACCAAATGCAGAATCCAAACTTAGTGTGGGTGGGGGGGTGGTAGTGTAAAAACTACACCTAATGCAAAATCCAAATTTAGTGTAACGCAAACTATATATACCGTCGAGTCTCCCCTTAAATTACCGAGAGGTAGGAGGAAAAAGCATGGTTGAAGATAGCATAAGTAAAGCGGAATGGCTTGTAAATTATCCAAAGAAAAACATTGGAACCCATAGTGGCGAGGCTCTAAAAAATGTCCTTGAAGCATTGGTAAAATCAGGCATAACTGCTGCGGCTTGCGGTAGTCTCGGTCTGGGAAATCAGGCCAACCTAAAGGCTGTAATCGCTGACCCATTGGCGTTGCACATAGCAGCACGAATGTATTGGTGGGGCGACACCGCAGAAAAGGCAATAGCGTATGTCCGCGAATATCACCCAGAAGACATCCCAGAATGAGGATAGTCAGGCTCTAAATACGAAAAGGGCAGGGGGGGGACTCACTCCCCCTGCCCCCAACACATTTTTTTTGTTTTTCTTATGACTATATATTATTATGCTATTATATCAAAATCACAAAATCGCCGAGAATCCAAAAATCCAAAAACTACTCACTATATATTTTGGGGTGGGTGGGGGGTATTACAAAAACTCAAAGAAAAATAGAATCCAAAAAATTCCAATTTGCCCCACGCCCCCCGTAGGGGACGCGAGGACTTGGGCTTTCATTTACTCGTCGGTGTAGGGAATCCACGATAGACCGTCGTAGTCCCATTCAATGCCTTCTGCTCTCTTCTCCTTTATCTCCTCCCATGAGGGGTCGCATACGCTGCGGCCGCACGCTGCAAGGAAAGCACGGCCCCCTAATTTCTCGGATTCCGCCTCTAATCCATAGTTGCGTAGGGCACTCATCGCCCCTAAGAAGAAGTCCAATTCAGACTTCATCGCCCGTGCCTCAACACGGCTTACACAGTCGGCTATTACAGCCTTAACCCATGCGTATTCATTCGCATTCTCCTTTATGTCGGTTGTTTCCTCCATGTTTGTCCGACCCCTTCTTAGTATATGAACCTAACGAAGCGGCGTTCTCTCTTACAAGGGAGAACATCACGACGAAGAGTATATATCCGATGGCCCCTATTGCCTATGCAATAGAAGGCATAGGCCGCGGTCGAGCAGCGGAGCGTACGATTCAAATTAAGACAACGGGAGGTGAGAAACTGAGTTCAGCAAAGAAGTATGTAGTAACGGAGGATTTGTTAAGATTGTTTTACGATGCGAAAGGAAAGGTTGCAGACGCATTATACGACCGGACGCGAGATTCAAGCGAGCATGAAATAGCAGAAGATATATGGAACGATAATGTCGGCGCTTCATTTGAATTTCTAATGAAGAATATGCAATACCTTGTTCATGTTGATGTAGCAAATGAGTTTGACGGGACTGTATGGCGAAATATAGAAAAGTATGAAGAAGAGTAACTTCGTAACAACGGAATGACGAAACCCCCCTGCCTCTATATGGGGCAGGGGGTACCTATTTTTTCTTACTACACTATCTATCAATTTATTACTATAGCAAAATAGCAAAATTCCTCCGTCTTCAAAAATCCAAAAGGTATATGTTTTTGGGGTGGGTGGGTGGAGTACAAAAACTGAAGCCCAAACAGAATCCAAAAAATCCAAATCCGAGCCTGTCGGCAGGGGTTGCCCCACCCCCCCAATGGGGGGGCGAGGACTTGGGTTTTCGGTTCAGACTTCAAAGGCTGTTGCAATCGCGGCTGAGATTAGAATATCTCTCACTTCCGCTTCACTTAGGCCGAGAGTATCTTTGTTGTATTTTCTGCACACCTTCATGCAATCCTCATGGCTATTGCCCCATATCCAAGCGGCCTGTAAATCACCGCCGCTCATGGGGTAGTACCCGGCTTGACCGGCTACTACCATACATGGGATGAATCCCACGCTTCCGTCTGTCTGTTCCTCCGTTTGATGAAAGCAAGTCATAGCGTATGGCTTGCCTCCGAGTATGTCGCCTGTTTGCTCCATACCCCTGTCTCGTCATCGGCGGCTTATAGTCTTTGGGTAGTCCGAAGGGACTATAAACCCGCAGCCCATCTCAGACACGGGCCGGACTGACGCGACGCGGTGCAGTTTTTACACTTACTTTCATTACTACAGTAGCGGGTGGGTGGGTGGTATATCAAAAACCGCCCGCGTTTAAGAATCCAAAAACCCCCTTATAATCTTTGGGGTGTGGCGACCTCACACCCGCAGGGCGAAACATATATAGGCTGTCTGTGGTAGGTGGAGGATGATTAGGTCTGCGGGAGTCGGCGAAAAAGTTACACTTAGTGTATTTTTAACACTTAGGGGTGGGTGGGAGGGTATATCAAAAACCGTCAAAAAAACAAAATCCAAAAACACACAAGGTCGGGGCGTGGGTGCGAATTACCCACCATCAGACGCCCTACGCTGGCGTCACCCCGTTTTTGTGTTTTACTCGTCTAACTCTCCATTCCACTCCTTTAATGCTCTTATTATCTCCTCTATATCATCACCGTCGAGCGGGTCTCTTTGATTAACATACCAAACAAACTGCACTATATCGTCTAATTCTTCACTATTCATTTTTCCTCACCTATGGTCGCCGTCTTTTTCGCCATGATACACCCTACACTTCTTAGTATATAGTCTATTCGGTCACGCATTCTCACTTAATGTATATTACTTTTTTAGTAGTCCAACACCATATTGACTCTTGGTTAAGTGCTTTCCCGATTGTAATCGCATCAACTATATTTGAAATCCTAATACACGGTTCTATATAGTATTCATTTTTTTCATTAGTCCAAATACCGAACTCAGAATGTTGCCCATTTTTTTCAATCATCATATCCCATAATTCATTCATTTGGTTTCTATCACCAGCCGCTTGAGTCCAAAGGCCGACCTGATAACCGCTTTTGTGGGTTATGTATTGTTTGTCTCGGTTGTATGTCCCGTCTTCCATATTCTAAGCCAAGAGTCGGCGGCATATATAGTTTGTGGTAGTCGGAAAGACTATAAGCCTACATCTCTTCGGGGTGGGTGGGAGGGTATATCAAAAAGTGCGAGAAAAATAGAGTTCAAAAAGACTATAAACCCCCATCTCGTCTTAGAAGCGGGCCGGACTCCGCGACCTTTTTTAGCCGAAATCAAAAAGACTATAAACCCTCATTTTCATAGGGGTGGGTGGGAGGGTATAACAAAACAGGCGTACAAAAAAGAATCCAAAAACGCAGTTCAAAAAGACTATAAACCCCCATCTATGCGTTGAGGATGATTAGGTCGGCGAAATATGGCGCGCGGAGAAAAAATAAAGTTAGTGCAAAAATAACACCGCCGCGCGGCTTACACTCTAAGAGATGCACGCGGAGGTAATTTTATATCAGAAGTCTTGTGCGATGAATGATTCATCGTTGTCGTAGTGGGCGATTACTACGGTCGCCTCTTGCACATCTTCAAGGGTTTCGTATTCCGTGCCGTAACTATTGCGGAAATCCTCAAGGCTTTCGTATTCTGTAAATTCACAGCATAGCCCTATCACATCGAGTTCAAACTCAATGCCGCAGTCTTCTTCAAGGTCGGTCAAATATTCGTATAAGGCGAAGCGACCTAAGCGGGAGAAGTTATTTCCCCTGCCGAAGTCCTCAAACCTCATAACGAAGTCGTGTTCATTAACGGTTGTTTTCATTTTTATCATTCCTGTTCGCGCCTGTTTGCGCTATTTGAATCCAAGAGTAGGCCCCTTATAGTCTTTGTGTTCATAGTTCCTCAACAGATGAGTAGTATGTATAGGAGGACAACTTTATTTCAAATACATGATTTTTATTATCGTGCGTAAAAATAGAAACTATTAGTTCTCCACCCTCAACCCAAACACAGGTTTTGCTTTCGTTTATATCGTCATTAGATAGGTCGTGTTCATGCGCCATATTCTAACCCAAGAATCGGCCCCTTATAGTCTTTGTGTTCATAGGAATGACTATAAACCCCCATCTCATCTATACATGGTTTGGGGTGGGTGGGAGGGTATCAAAATGCAAGAGAGAAATAGAGTTCAAAAAGTTAATAAGCCTTCAATTTTATAGGGGTGG